TTTGGGCAATGGAACAGATTGTCGCTCATGACAATGAAGGCTTGTTCTTTGACCACTCTGAAGTTGATGAAGAAGCTGACCTGATGAAGCAAATTGCACAGATCAAGTGTGACCACGAAGGTCTTCAAAAACATCATGACCGTATCGCCAATGGCACTAAGCTATTCGGAATCTTTTTTCAAAACCTGTGGGACTAACTATGAAAACCTATGCAGAACTTGAACGTGAAGCTTACATGGCAGGCGACACAGAACTGGCTAAGCTTTATGCTTTGCTTGATGACGCTGAGCAGGAGTTGCTTAGCCGTGAATATGGAGGCACATAATGAGTGAGGCAGGTAAAGGTTCAACACAACGACCACGCTCCATTGCTGATGAAGAGTGGGCTAGTCGTTGGGAAGCAATATTTGATAGAGACAAGCCCGATCAACCAAAGGAACAACCCAATGACGAAGTGGCTGAACAAGACGCTGATCGAAGGTGATCATCTCTGTACCTGTTTCACTGAGCAGGAATACTACAAGCTTCTAAAGTCTTTGAATATACCCATTGCGGATTGGGACAGGTGGTTGATGCAAGATGCCTTAGCCACTACCCACTACTTCACTACACCGAAGGGCAGTAGACTCACTGTTGTTTGTATTCCTGTTAAGCCTGAAGTAGACGGTGTTGACGTTGCAACATTGTTGGTACATGAAGCTGTGCATGTGGTGCAGGAATACTTCAGGTACATCGGTGAAGACAATCCGGGCAGTGAGATTGAGGCGTATGCTATTCAGAACGTGAGCGCTGCGTTGATGAATGCATATCGTGATAGACTGTTTCCCAAACCAAAGAAGGAAAAGAAAGATGGATTACGTATGGGACATAGAGACTTACAAGACAGCGTTCACGTTCTCAGCAATCAGTGTTGACGAGTCGCATGCTGTAGCGTTTGAATGTTCACAACGAAAGAATGAAGCTGACCAGTTGTTCGGTTTCCTTGACCACCTCAAGCGTAAGAAGCACAGGATGGTTGGATACAACAACATAGGCTTTGACTACCCTGTGTTGCATGACCTGTTGTCGGTGCGTGACAAAGCCCTCACTGTATCAGGCAAGGCTGTAGCTACACGGGTGTACAAGAAAGCGCAAGGCATCATCGGTAGTGACGATAGGTTTGGTCACATCATTCGTGACAACCAACAGTATGTGCAGCAGATTGACTTGTTCAAAATCATGCACTTCGACAACCCCGCAAGGGCTACATCGTTGAAGGCGCTTGAGTTCAACATGAAAGCTGACAGCATCGTTGACCTACCATACGATCCACACAGTGACTTGACAGACGATGAAGTTGATGTGTTGCTTGCATACAACATGCACGATGTGAAGATGACTCTGTTGTTCTACAAAGAATGCTTGTCACAAATCAACTTCCGTGAAGAGTTGTCTGTGAAGTACAACCGTAACTTCCTCAACCACAACGACACCAAGATTGGTAAAGACTACTTCATCATGCGTCTTGAAGAAGACATGCCGGGTAGTTGCTATCGCATTGGTAAGAAGGGTGAGCGTCACATCAATCAGACTAAGCGACCTGTCATCCACATCAAAGACTGCCTGTTCAACTACTACGACTTCAAGCGTCCTGAGTTTCAGCTTGTGTTGCAATGGTTTGCTGCACAGTCTTTGACAGAAACCAAAGGTGCGTTGTCGGACATTGAAGAGCATGACCTTGGTGACTTAGCTGCCTACTCTGAGATGGTGACGAAGCGTCAGAAGTGGTTCAACAAACCAAGCGATGATGTTGTTGCTGGCTTCAAAGCTTTGCATCCATTGGGATGGGTATCTGAGGAAGAGTTGAAGGCTAAGAAGAAGGGTGAGAAACAATACAGCTATTGGAAGAACTGGAAAGTTGCTACCAACTTGAACGTATCCATCAATGGCTTTCGTTTCGACTTCGGTACTGGTGGCATTCACGGGTCTATTGAGAGCACCATTGTCAGTGACAGTGACACTCACATGATTGTTGACGCAGACGTTGCATCCATGTATCCCAACATTGCCATTGCCAATCGTGTCTACCCTGAGCATTTGTCTGAGAAGTTCTGTGACATCTACCAAGACGTATACAACCAACGTAAAAGCTATGCCAAGAACACGGCTGAGAACGCCATGCTAAAGCTTGCTTTGAACGGTGTGTACGGGGATAGCAACAACAAGTACAGCCCCTTCTATGACCCTCAGTACACCATGACCATCACCATCAACGGTCAGCTTAGCCTGTGCCTGTTGGCTGAGAAGCTGATGGACATTGAAGGCTTGTCCATTGTGCAGGTCAACACTGACGGTATCACTGTGCATATGCCTCGTGATAAGTATGACGAATACATCAACATCTGTGATGCTTGGCAGAGACAAGTTGGGTTGCAGCTTGAGTATGCTCATTATTCTAAGATGATTATTCGTGACGTTAACAATTACATTGCTGTGTATACAGACGGTAAGGTGAAGCGTAAGGGTGCTTATCAATACGAAGGACTAGGCTGGCATCAAGATCAAGGTGGTCTTGTCATACCGAAAGCTGCTGAAGCTGCGATGCTTCAAGGCATTCCACTTGACGTATACATCAAAGGTCACAAGAACAAGTATGACTTCATGCTCAGAGCTAAGGTTCCACGTAGCAGCAAGCTTGTGATGGTGATGGGTGATGGCACTGAGGTGGTTCAACAAAACACGTGCCGCTACTATGCATGCAATGCTGGTGGTGAGTTGATCAAGGTGATGCCACCACTGAAGGACGAGGCTGAGCCTAGACGCATATCGATTGGTGAAGGCTACGGTATGTGGACATGCAACGATGTCAATGACTTCACATGGAAAGATGTTGACTATCAATACTACATTGACGCTGCTGAAAAGCTGGTGATACAATGAAGCATGCAGGAAGCTGACCCCTGTTAAATTGGTCAGCAACAAACCAAAGGAAACTCAAATGAGTGACAAGTTGAAAATCAAAGCTACAGTTTACTGGGCTTCTCTGAATCGTAAGAATGAAATGGCTGATGCTTACACAGTTGATCTGTGTAACTTGTCTGACAAAGCAGTGGCTGCACTGGAAGACATGGGCATCTCTGTACAAGAGAATGCAGAGAAGAAGCCTGAGCAGGGTAAGTACATCACCTGTAAGAGCCAGCGTCCCATCAAAGCTTTTGATTCTGACAACGATGAGATTGTCGAAGACATTGGCAACGGCAGCAAAGCTATCTGTATGATTGGTAGCTACGCATGGACATACAAGAATAAGAAAGGTATCAGCCCTTCATTGGCTAAGCTGGTCGTCACCGACTTGGTTGCCTATGCTGGTGGTGGTGACATCTCTGCTGACGACGAAGACGTGTTGTAAATGAAGGCATTGCTCGACAGCGATCTATACGCTTTCAGGGCATCAGCAGCATGTGAGAATGAAGATGTTGAACAAGCTTGTCGATCCGTTGACAGTCTCATCATCAACACTCTCATGTGCGGTGTAGACAAATGTGGCTATGTAGATCGGTGGCAACTCTACCTAACAGGTAAAGACAACTTCCGATACAACATAGCTGTGACAGCGCCTTACAAGGGCAACAGAGTGGACAAGGTTAAACCTAAGCATTTAGCTGCGGTGAGACAACACTTGGTTGATCATTGGGGCGCTGTTGTCTATGATGGTATCGAAGCAGACGATGCCATTGCTACAGATGCAACAACTCTCGGTGACGAGGGTGTCATTGTTTCCTTAGATAAAGACTTGGATCAGGTGGCAGGATGGCATTACAACTTCATCAAGAAGACTGCCTACTGCATCACACCTGAAAAAGCTGTACACAACCTGTACATGCAGATCTTGACAGGGGACAATGCAGACAACATCATTGGCTTGAAAGGTATTGGACCAGTGAAAGCTGAGAAGATATTGGAAGGTGCTGTTGATGAATGTGAAATGTATCAACGATGTGTTGAAGCCTATGATGGTGTTGAAGAACGTGTCATAGAGAATGCACATCTACTTTTTCTACGCAGACATGAAGGTCAAATATGGAAGCCACCAACCGTAACAAATTGAAACCGAATGATGTAGCTCTTGTGCTGCGTCCCCACTACAAAGAAGGTGAATCTTGGGATGGTAATTTCCAAGTGATGATTAGTGGTGTTGGTCCTGTCACTATGAGTGAAGAAGACTTTGCTAGTCTCGTTCACATTGCTATGGTGATTGCAACATCTGTTCAACTCATTGATGAAGACCCTGCATTGGCTGATCGGTTCCTTGCCAAAGTGAAGGAGCGATACAACCAGTCTGCCTTTGAAGAACTTGAGGATGTCAAGGATGCAGAGTTTGTGTTGTCTAAGTATACGAAGACGATTGGGGGTGTGCAATGAGTGACAAGAGTTGTTGGACTTGTTTCAATGACAACGCCAATGTCAATGAAGAACCATGTATGTCGTGTGTCAGATACAGTAATTGGGTTCCTATGGATGTGTTCAAAAACATTGACAACCACGGTGAAGCTATGGTGAAGCGAGTCATTCCTCCACCACAGTATGACCCGAAAGATGTAGCGTTCAATGCATTGGATGTGCAGATTGCTGGTAGTCATTACAAGAAGCATGGTATTCAACCTGTTGAGTATATCCACACCAACAAGATTGGCTACTTCGAAGGCAACGTCATCAAGTATGTAACTCGTTGGCGCGACAAAGGTGGCATTGCTGACCTTGAGAAAGCAAAGCACTACATCGATCTGCTGATTGAACTTGAAGGAAAGAACAATGGCTAAGATTACACTGACCCTTGTAGCCGAGGTAGACAACTCAGAACTTGACAGCGTCTACACCAATGAAGACTTGCTTGTTGAAGACTTGAAAGAGCATGTTGTGTACGCATTGTCTCGACTGAACATCGAAGACGTATGCTTTAGAAATGTAGATGTGGAAGGACTCACATGAAGTTGACAGTTACAACAGCAGAGAATGGTTTCGTTGTTGATGTTGAAGAGTCTCCTGAGAGTCATTACTACTTCGTTGCTCTCGATGTTGCTGATGTATGTGGCATCATTGAGAACATCTTGGTTGATACCAAAGACCAACTCGACATGACCAACATAGCGTTTGAGGCAGTGCCTAGTGACCGTTAAAGAACGCAATGGTGGTGAGTGGACAGAGGCACGATTCAGAAGTTTCGTGACCTCTGCTTTACGTGCTGCGTCAAGGCGTTGGCCTCCTAAGTACAAGGCTTTGAAGGAAGCCTTTGTAGGTAGGAAGGTGAATGCTAAGACGGGTAAGCTGGCAATGCATTACAAGTGCGCTGAATGCAAACAACTCTTTGTTGCTACAGACGTACAGGTCGATCACATCAAGCCCGTTGTAGACCCTAAGAAGGGCTTCACTACATGGGACAACTTCATTGAGCGTATGTTCTGTGAGATGAAGAATCTTCAAGTGCTATGTAAGCCTTGTCATAAAATCAAAACTGATCAAGAGAAACTTGAAAGGAAAAGGAAATGAGCTTCCTAAAATATCAACACCTTGAACGCTACGGTAACACCGAAGTGGAAGGCATTGAAGTGGGTACATGCTACGTGTTCCCTAAGCTGGACGGTACTAACGGTAGTGTCTGGTGGGCTGAT